GGAAAAGAAGTAGCTAAAAAGTTCCAAGTACAACCACAAAGTATTACTTATGCTAAAAAACTAAGACATACTTATAATAAAGAAAATGTACTAAGAGAGCTTAAAAAAGGTAATGCTGTACAGTTATCTAACATGGATACTCCTAGTAAATCACTAGAGTATTTGTGTAAAAAAGCTAAAGAATTGCATGAAGAAAATATAGTAAGTGTAGATAACAAAAATCGTATACAGTTTGATCCTGATGCACAAATTACATCTGAACAAGGTAAAAACTGGTACTACGATATTGTTAATTACAAGCAAATAAGTGATATAGAAATTAGGATGTACATAGCCGAACTAGCTAACTATAAGTTTGTAAATACTGATGAGGGTAAAACATTAAAATGATTTCAATCAGTTTAAAATTCAATACAGAGCAAGGTAAGTACTGGTATCACGAAGTAATCAATAAACATCAAGTAAAAAGCGAGTACCTTAAAAGTTTAATGGTAGAACTAGCTAATTATAAGTTTCCTGCAGTAAGTAAAGACTCGTAATGAAATTAGCTATAAGTACCTCCTTAAACCCTAAACCTAGTTACGGAATTCTTTATGTATTAGAGATAGAACTAGAAGATATTACTCTTATTAAAATAGGAGTTACTTGTAGAAAAAAAGTAGAAGAAAGAGTTACTGAGATACTTACTTCTATATGGAAACGATATCGATACTTTCCTAGAACTTATGTAGCTAGATATAAAAAAGTAGATTGTCCTTATGATAAGGAAAAGATTCTACATGATCACTTTATAGCTGATTTATATGTTACTGAGCATATGTTTAGTGGGTACACTGAATTTTTTACAGTTGACGTAAATGAAGTTAAAGAAGTATATGACAAGTTAATTAAAACAGGACAAATTAGTGAAGATCAGGTATAATTTCTTTTCTGTTGATGATGAGTTAATAAGGCAAAAGGAATTACTGTTTGATGTAGAAATGGAATTAGACTTACCTGACAGTTTTACTACCCCTAGCTTAAAAAGAGGGTTTAAATCTGATAGGATAGTAATCAAGAATAAAATCAAATCTCTAGAGAAACGAATAGAAGCTTACAGGAAAAATTACGATTATGGGTGAACTAGTTACACTGGACTATCTTAAAAAAGCAGTACCTTCTAGGAAAGGAGCTATTACACAAGAGATAGTAGACTTTATTAACGAAAGTACTAAAGAACCTGAATTCCAAGGTGAATCATTGCTTCAGACAATGATTACTTATGAAGCAGTAATGGTAAACAATAAGGTTGGTATTAAAGATTACATTAATGCTATCCGATTCTGTGCTTATTTGATTGCACAAGACGATAACTATACTGAAGCCTATACTCGTACTTTCTTCGATAGAGAGTTTGTAAAGAAGCGTAAGAATTCGCCTACTACTTCTGTAGAGTATAGAGAATTAACTAGTGCTGCCTCTAGGTATAGGAAAAGTAAACTAGTTACTGATGTACTTTCTATCAGCCAAGTCCCACTAGATTTAATGTTTACCGGAGCTAGATATAGAGCAATTGCTGTACTAGCTGACCGTATGGAAAGTTCTAAACTAGATAAAGATAAGATTCAAGCAGCAGATAGGCTTCTAACTCATACTACTCCTAAAGACTTTAAGATTGAACTTGATCTAGGTGTGTCTGAGAACAGTGCTACTACCGATCTAATGGATCAACTAGCGGTTATGGCATCTAGACAGAAAGAACTCTTAGAAGCAGGTGTGAACGATCTCAACGACTTTGGTGCAATGAAACCTAGGAACCAAGATTTACTTGAAGGTGAAGTTGTAGAAATTAACAAAGAAGAGAAAGATAATAATGGATCATAGTATTCCTGAAAAAGATAGTTATATTCCTAGTGACGAAGCACTGAAGTTTATTGCGTTTATTCGTGCTTCTGGTCTTGAAGAAAACGCAAACGCAGAAATCCACTACAGGCTTGCCGATAAGTACTTTGGTAGAGATAAGAACGTACTGATTGAATCTTTCCGTGGTAGTGCAAAAGCATTAGCCCTTGATGAAAAAGTTTATACTAAAAATGGTATTAAAACTATTGCTGAAATTAATATAGGCAATAAAATTTATGGTCAAGACGGTAAGCTCACAAGAGTTACAGGCAAGTCAGAGATATTTTATGACAAGCCTACTTACGAAGTACGGTTTAAAGACGGTAGAAAGATTACATGTAGTGACGACCACTTATGGACTGTTAAATCTCATGATGACTATGAAACAAAAACACATGTAGAAACCTTAACTACTGAGGACCTATACGCCAATCAAAAGACATATAAAGGCAACCCTAGATTTTCTATTCCTCTAGCAGAAGCAGTTGAGTATCCAGAAAAAGAAGAACTAATTATCCACCCCTACCATCTAGGTGAAGCCCTAGGTACAGGATCAATGAAGTATGCCGGTCACCTAGATAACTGGTCAGGTACTATCCCTAAAGAATATTTGTATGCCCCTGTAGAAGAGCGTAGGAAGCTGCTGAGAGGACTCGTAGACTCTTGCGGTACGACTCATCAATACAGTGTAGTACTCGACGTCAGTAACTCCCTGCTGTACAAGAGCATGCTTCAATTAATTTACTCACTAGGTTTAAGAGTAGATATAGAAGAAAACTTTGATAAGAATTACATGATGTTTAGATACAAGCTTCGTGTAGCTTATAAAGATTTTGATTTTAGTAATGATAAAGAATTAGTAAATAAATCTGTAGTATCTAAAGGTGCAAAGCATCTAGGTATTGAAAAAGTTCGTAGAGTTAGAACTGTACCTACCCAATGTATTACAGTAGATAATGAAAATAAGTTATTCCTAACTACTAATTTTATTGCAACGCATAATTCCTCTCTTATGGAGTGGCTAGTTATCTATATAGCTGCCCTAGGTAAATTACCTAACTTTGGTGATGTAGGATTTATTGCATTTGTTGGTGACAGCGCTGACAACGGTGTTAAGAACTTCTTCCGTAACATTAGAGGTAAACTAGATAGAAGTGATTTCCTTAAGTCTGTTATCGATGTTAGACGTAGTACAGACGGGGAAATGGAATTAGCAAACAAAGAAGGTACAGAGCTTTATATTAAAGGCTTTGGTGCTGCTTCTAACATTCGTGGTGTAAGGTACAAGAACTTACGTCCTTCAATGGCAATCATTGACGATATTACCACTAACGAAGCCAAGACTTCTGAAGCTATTCAGAAGACCATTGATGATAACTTCTATAAAGCTATTGTTCCTGCTTTACACCCAACTAGATACAGAAACTTCGTAATCGGTACTCCTATATCTGAAAAGGATATTATCCACCAGCTATCTAAGAACAAATCTTGGGTAGTACACAAGTTTCCTATCTGTGATCAATTCCCTTGTACTGAAGAAGAATTTAATGGTGCTTGGACTGACCGTTTCCCTTATGAGGCGGTATTAGAGAAATACGAATCTTATCTAAACGCAGGTAAGGCTCAAGACTTCTATCAGGAGTTCATGCTTGAGATTACTGACCTTACTACCCTGCTAGTAGAAGAAGATGATATTAGATGGTTTGATCCTGAGATTCTTTTAAAGAATAAAGAGAAGTATCACTTCTATATTTCTACTGACTTTGCAACTAGTACTAAGAAGTCTGCTGACTACTCTACTATTGGTGTATGGGCTATTGGCAGTGATGGTAGCTGGTTCCTAGTAGATGGTCAGTGTAAGAGACAAGGCATGCAGGATAACCTGAAAGATTTGTTTAGGTATGTACATAAATGGCGTCCATTAAGTGTAGGTATTGAAAGCAGCGGTCAACAGGGCGGCTTTATTAGTATCTTAGAAGATATGATGATGCAACGTAATATGTGGTTCCAAATTGCTTGTAAACGTGGCAGTAAAGAACCCGGTATTCGTCCATTAAAAGATAAAGTACATCGTTTTGTTACTGGTGTGCAGCCAATGTTTAAACAAAACAAAATCTGGTTACCTAAACCTGAACTATTATCAGCTAAACCTTATTTTGGTGAATTGCTTAGTGAGCTAGTTCATGAATTAAGTAGATTTACACTAGCTGGCGGTGTTGCTGCACTAGCACATGATGACGCAATTGACTTACTTAACCAATTAAGTGAAATGGAATTATTTACTCCTGATGGAAGTGGTGGTAAAGAAGAGTTTAGTGTTATGGACGATGACGGAGATGTTTGGACTAGTATTTGGGATCACCTAGATAATCAAGAAGAAAATGTTAATGGTAATACTATATTTTAAATGTTATAATGTAAGGAATACACTGGAGAGAGATTTATGCGCGTATCTACTTTAATCAACTATGTCGCTAGAGGAGATTTAAAGCAAACTGCTTTAGGTCTTATCGGTAGTGACCCTGATAATAGAACTGCACAAGAACAAGAAAATGTAGATACCATTGTCGATTTTGTTAATCAAGGTATTTTAGAACTCCATAAACGTTTTCCTATTCTTGTTAAAGTAGAAGAGTTTCGTCTTAAAAGACCTAGTACAGTAGATGATGCAGTAGAACTTCCTAATTCTGCTATCGAACTAGCTAAAGTTGTAGATAGTAAAGGTGAGAGAGTTCCTGTAGATGACTACCATGTAGAAAGAGAATATGAAGAAGGAGCTTTTGATAAATTCTATATTAAATCTTTATCTGTAAACTCTTTTCTAGTTTTAGGTAATGTGCCTGAGACTGGCGTAGATGTTTATTTTCATTGTAAAACAGCACCTAGTGAAGTTAGGTACTCTAGTAATGTACCTCTTCCTGTTATTTATGAAGAAGCATTACGTAACTACGTATGTTATAGAGGATTTTCTACTGTTGAAGGTGCTTCGGAGGAAGGCGATAAAGGGCTTATCTACAGAAACAAGTTTGAAGATAACTGTAAACAAAT